TCTTGATGGTGTATTCGTGCCAGACGCGACCGTTTGCCAGGTCCCGGGCAATCAGCGCCGCGCCGTCAATAAATACATTCGCGTTATAGTTCGCGTTGTCGTTATTCACGAACACGTTAACGGGATAATACCCGCCGGACGTCTGGTTCGAATTCAGGACAGATAAAAACGCGGTAACGTCCGCGTTATTCCGAAAACCGATTTTAATGTCCCCGGCGATTCTGTAACGGATAATGTTCCGGCGTGTAATGTGGTTCCCGTCCGTCCAGTTTTCAAACACCGGCTGGCGGTTAACATTAAAGCCCTGGACGTCGATATATTCCGTTAAGTCCGTGCCGTTAATTGATAATAATACCAATGGCATATTTTAGCCCCCTTAATAGTTAAACGCCGATTTTCCGGTGCTTGTTTTGAATTTGTTATTTTCAGTTCTTACAACTTTAAACAATTTTGCGGTGTCGCCCTGAAGTGTAACGTTAACGTTCACGTTCGAATTGTTGCTGGCGCTCTCGATCGCGCTGGCAATCTCCGCGCCGGTGTTGTAACTTTCGCCCGGAACGTAACTGTTTTGGAGTGTTGCGTATGTTCCAGCGTCCGAAACGGCAGCGGTTAAAACGTTCATATTGTCGCGGATGCCTTCAGCGATTCCGGCCGGGATCCATCGTCCGACTTCATCCGCCATTAACCGCGACGGGCTCCCGACTTTGAAAAATCCTGTAAAACTCTTTAAAAGTCCGGATGCCGCGCTCTTTGCCGCGTCCCATAATGCGCCGCCGGCGTTTGTAATACCTTTAGCGATACCCTTGATAATGTCGGAACCCAAGGACAGCCAATCGAACTCCATAAATTTTGTTTTCATGTTGTCGATGATTTCCGGAATTTTGCCCACAAGGTCCGGGATTGCCTGAATAAGTCCGGCGGCCAGCTGTCCGATAATCTCGATGCCCTGTTGTAAAATGTCCGGCAATTTCTGGGCGATACCGGCGATAAATTCCAGGGCGGCCGAAAATGCGGTCGTCACGATCTGCGGTAAATTTTGAATAATTCCGTTAACTAAATTCAGAATAATGTCGGCGCCCGCCTGTAAGATTGTCGGAAGGTTGGTCAATACCGCGGTTACAAACTGCCCTAAAAGGCTGTACGCGGTTTGTAGGAAACCCGGAAGGCCGGCAATAATTCCGTTCACTAAATCGTTAATAATTTTCGTTCCCGATTCAATAATGCCCGGTAACGAATTAAAAACGTTTGTAAACGCCGTTCCGACCTGCGGTCCGACTGTGGTTAATACCTGAGATAACGCGCCCGGAATTGCGGTCGCAAAACTTGTAAGCATTGGAACCAGGTTATCAATTAAAAACGTCCCGGCGGTCGTCATAAGCTGGGCCAGCGGTCCGGAAATATCGCCGCCCGTGGTAAGCGCTGCCAGAAAGTTTTCCGCCGACGCTTTCATGGCTCCAAGCGAACCGGTAAGCGTTGTTTTTGCTTCATCTGCCGCGACGCCGGCTAAGCCTAATTCGTCCTGTATTACATGGATGGCGGTATAAACGTCGTCCAGATTTTTTATATCGAACTTTTCTCCGCTCAATTTTTCTGCATCTTTTAACAGGCGCTCCATTTCGGTTTTGGTTCCGCCATAACCTAATTTTAGGTTGTCCAGCATTGTGTAATTCTGTTTGGCGAAACCCTGATAGGCTGTCTGTAAATTTTCGATTGGCGTACCCATCTTCGCGGCATTGTCCGCCATGTCTTTAATTGCCAGATTTGCCACGTTTGCCGCCGCCTGTACGTCACCGCCTAGCGCCTGTTTTAAGCTCGCGCCGAATGCTACCGCCTGTTCGGCGTATTCATTCGCGCTGATTCCCATTTCCGCCGCCTGCATGGCGAATTCTTTTGCCCTTCCGGATGCTTCGCCGTAAATCGTATCTAATCCGCCGAAACTCTGCTGTAATGCTCCGCCAGCTTCCAGCGCCTGTTTTGTGACGCTAACAAGCGCGGTACCGATTCCGGCACCCACAATGGCCGCCTTTAGTTTGCTGGCGAAACTCTGTCCCGATTCTTCGCCGGCTTTGTCCCCGGCTCCGGATAACTCTTTCGAAATTTCGCTGGAAATACCTTTTGTCGTCGGCTTTATCTGTACATATGCGGTACCTAATGTGTTAGCCATTATCCCGCGCCCTCGCTTTCTCAATAATTGCCCGTCGTGTCCGTTCGAATTCTTCCGGCGTGTCGAATGCGGAAACCGTTATGGTTTTCTTTTCCGATTTGCTTTTCCCGGTCAATTCTTCCACAAACGAAACGGGTTTCTTGCGCCCCTTGTGCCCGTCTTTCGTCCTTTGCCAAACCAGCACGGACAGGCGGTCCACGGCGTGCGCTAATAGTAAAATATCCGGCGCAACCTTTACGCCGGCTAGTTTCATTTTTATTCTGCTGTTTTCCCTTAAACCGCAAGCCAGAATCGCCACCGTATCAACCGGCAGCGATTCCAACGTGTAAATGTTATACGTTTCGGCAAAATCGCAAATTAACGCGTTTTTGTCCGTGTTAAGCATTGCGGCAAGGGTCAAAAGTTTTTTCCGTTCTCGATCTCCGCGAAAATGTCGATAAGTTCCGCCGCGGCTTTTTCGATCGGAACGTGCCCGGCTTCGTCCCGGATGTGGTCATATAACGCCCGTTTCTGATCCGATCCAAGCAAACGTGACAACACGCGCCCGGACATTGCCGGGTTGTCCTGCATGTCTGCGAGGTCGTCTAACAGTTCCATGTCGATGTTGGCGCGGTCAAATTCGAATTTGAAGCCGGTTTTCGTTTCGCCCTTTATCTTTTCCATGAATTACGCCGCCGTGTACTCGTATGAAGTGTTTCCGGATGTGTCGGGAAGTGCGGTCACTGTCAGCTCATACGCTACCGGTTCGCCGTCAACGTAGGTGATTTCGCCGATTTCGGAAACTTTACCGTTCGGGATAACACGACGGACCGCGCGTCCGCCCTGTACCATCTCAATGACCATAGGGTGTTCCGCCAGTTCCTGAGAATTGGAAATCGCTGTAATTGCGCCGCTTGCTTCGGTGACGTTTGCATCACCGTAAACAAGTTTTTTCACGTCCGCGTCCATTGTTTCAAGCAATGAGAACGTGAAACGCTCGGAGTAGTCCGTCTGCGTTGTCATTACGGTGTCGCCGCCCCATGCCTTAATATCTTCACTGTCGCGTGTGATCTCGTGGGTCAGTCCATCTTCGGAAATATAACCCATTGCCTTAAAGGCTGTATTAAGGTCTGTCGTTGCGTCTGTCGGGACCGCTGTTCCAACCGGTGCAACATAAAGCGCGCCGCCGGTTTTGGGTTTTCCGACGACAATTTTCGAAATATCGCTCATTATTAAGCCCCCTTAATTTGTGTAATAGTGTGTAACGTCAAAAACGGCCTGATACCTTGGCCGTTTCGTTTCGGTGTCTGTGAAATTGTAATCGCTGTTCAACTCAACGCGGGTTATTTCGTTAAGCGTTACCGCGCCCGTTAACATTGCGTTGATAACTTGCGCGTTAAGCTCTGCCGCATTGTACAGGCTGTCCGCGTATGACTGAATAGCGATCGTGCTTTCACAAATCCAGTTTTCCATGCTGGACCCCGTTTTCTCGATAACGATAAACAGGCTCGGGTTGTTGCCCGGTACCGGGTCCGGGTCGGGCATCTGCATATAAACGCCGATTCCGGTACCCTGGAACGCTTCCAGCATGTATTCGTAAATAATCCGCTCTATCATTTGTGTAACGCCTTCAATAGTGCATTGTTTCTGTACGTGTCGCGCTTTGCTTTATTCGTAACCGGTACAATTCGGCAAATCGCGCGGAATTTTCCAGCTTGCGTATCGTATTCGAAACCGTCCCCGGCGTTACTCGCAACGCGCGCGCCATATTCGGAAACCATGGCGGAAACCTCGGAAGATTTTAAAAACGCCTGAATTCCGGCGCTGTCTGGTACGAATTTAACGTCCGACATATTACGCGCTCCGCTCGCATTTGATCTTGTAATGCCAGGGCCCCGGGACGTTTTCTTCGATTCCGCGTTCGATCGCGCCGAACGTCCGGAACCTTTCCCCGAAAAACTCAACGATCTGATTTTCCCATTCGTGCGCGTCCCCTTTCGGGATTCCCAAAACGTAGGAAATACGCCGGCCGGTCAGATTCAGTTCGTTTATAAGTTCTTCCGCGCTGGGCTGTCCGACTAAAACATTTTCAACCGTTACCGGCTCCAATGTATAAACCGGAACCCCGAACGCGTCCGCCCCGGATTCTGTTTTCTCGTACAGGGTAACGGTTGTCCCGGTTATAAGGCTCATACCGTGCCCCCGTCCTTTTTAGGCGCGAAAAAATCAATAACGCCGTAACGCTGCCGTTTAATTCCAAGCCGTTTTAAATCGGCGTTCATGATCGCGTTACCAATACCGCCGCCCGGAATGGCATACGTGCCGGAAACGGAATAACCCAACGCCGATTGGCTGTACTGCGTCATGGCGTCGCCGGTCGTGTCCTGGCGCAAAATCCGGAAAACGACACCCGCCGTTACTTCCTTCAGGACGTCCGCATACGCTTCATCGTCCGCCGCTCGCTCGTCCAGATACATTCCGACGGCATCGGCACGGACGCGCAATTCGTTAGAAATAACCGGGAGTAACGCTTCCGCCCGGGCCGTTTCGGTCGGTGTCAGTGCGCGAAAAAATGCGGCAATATCCGCCACGGTTGCGAATGGCTGTAAATCTGCCATGCTGCCACCTCATTTCTTTTTAGTTGCTTTGCGTTTCTTCGGTTCCGTTTTAGGCGTTTCGGGCGCCTTTACAGGCTCGGAAGCGGGGGCGGGAACCAATTCCCAGTCCCCCTTCGCTTCGCCCTGTATTCGCACCGTTACGCCCGTCTTGACGTTCCGGTACGTATTCATTACGGTTCAACCTTTGCCAGCATCTGCGGGGCAAGGATAGCCCAACCGATATACGCTTCAGCTCTGAGATAGACCTGGTTGTGTCCCTTCAGGTCGCCCGCCTGTGCGTCATTGTCCGGGTTACCATATTCGATAACTTCAAGCGGAATTTCCTTTGCATAGCCCCAACGGAACGCGCCCCAATCGCCGACGTAAGCATGCGCCGCCGGTGTGGCTCCAAACGATACGGTCGAATTGACGGCAGCCGGAACGCCCAGGAATGTTTCAGGCTTCAGGCTGTTGTAAAACTCGGGGTTCTGAGCGATACCGGATGTAACTTCGGAAGCCAGCGCCGCCGCGTATGTGTTGGAAAGGACGACGCCGTTCACGTCGCCGCCATTCAGAAGCGCGACGGCTCCGCGAATGTCTGCGCGCTTGCCGGTGTAGGTGATGTCGTTGGTGATAAGGTCGTCAAGGTCATTTCCGTTTACAACCGCGCTCGCCTGTCCATCATAAGGGTTCACGCCATGCATTGCGGCAATATCGAAACCGCGGGCAATCTTACGCGCTGCGCCCTCTGCGAATGTCCGGAGAACGTCCATGCGGTATTCCTCGGAACCGTACAGGAATTCATCGGAAACACGCAGGCCATATTCAAATTTAACCGGTCGAATGGTCTTCGGTGTAGCTGCGCCGCCGCCGTTTACCTTTGCGCCATTCTCGCCGACGATGGACGCTTCATGATCCATTGTGAAAACCATTTCGGTATTGCCATTAAATGCAACCGGGCGCTGTGCCGCTACCTTTGCCAGCGCGCTTTCGCCCTGGACAGCGTTAAACATTTCGTTAACGATCTGTGTCGGAAGATTTGTTCCTCTGGAAATTACATTAGCCATTTTTCAATTTTCCCCTTTCGCTAATTTTTGCCGTACTTCCGGGCGATTTCCCGGAAAGCTTCGGCGCTTGGGTTCGTCTTTTCTTCAGTGTTCCGCGTGAACCCGAACGCGTGGGCACTTCCCGACAATTTCGCCAGCTTGTCGGCGCTGTCTTTGATGGCGTCTTCATCATCACCGCGCAAAAACTCGATCGCGCTTGACGGCAGCCCTTTTTCGTTTGCAATCCGTACCTTTAACGCGTCGGTTTCAAGCTCTTTAATGCGCGCCGCCTGAGTGCTGAATTTTTCATCATATCCGGCGTATTTTTCGAGTTCTTTAGCCTGGGCGTCTTTAAGCGCGGACAATTCGCCCGCGTGGGCGTCGTTAATGGCCTGTAAATCGGCCGGGCTGGTCCATCCGGTAAATTCTTCGCGGATTCTTTTTTCCGCGTTCTTTTCGGCTCTTTCCAGCCTTTCCTTAATGCGTTCGTCGAATTGTTCCTGCGTTTCGATTACTTTAAAATCTGCCATTTGTTTAAGTTCTCCTTTTTCCCACTGTTTCCGCCGTGTTCGCGTGAATGTATAAAAGCCGGCAGGAATACCGGCTCAATACCAAACTTTCTGTTTTTTCCGTTCTTTTGCAATGCTCGCCGCATAATGCGCCAGCGCGATGGATTCCACAATCGCCGCTTCAATGTCTGGCGATAATGACCGAAAACCGAAACCGCCGCCCGTGCCTATCATTCGCCGTTCACAATTTGAAACGGCTTGTACGACGCTGGGCTGTCCGGTGTGTTCGATCGCTTCCGCGTCGATTGCCTGGCGAAACCCTGAACACGCTACAATCATTTCACCCCATGCCGGTGTCCCGGCGTGCACTTTCGGGCACGCTTTCGCAAGCTCTCCCAATAGCAAATCCGCCGCGCCTTTTCCGTCGATTAACACCGTCCCGACATTCCGGCAGTTCGCGATCCACTCCACGATCCACGCCAGCCCCTCGCGCTGCGGTGCGCAATCAATGCATTCAACAAACGTTTTCCCCCGCCGGGTTTTGATTGCTATTGATAACGCAACGTTTGCGCCGTCCGGTCCGTACTTGATCCCGACGTGAATTTTGCCGGTTAAGTCTGCCGGCACATGCGGAACGCGTAACGCTTGCCACTCTTTTTCGGATATTTCGCTTTTAAGCTCGTACCGGTGCCAATATCCCAAACGCTGGATAACAAAATCCAAAACGTTGTTAACATCCTCGCCCCGGATCGTCCGTTCCTTTAAAAGCGTGCCTAAACTCGGGTTAGTTGCGTACCATGTGTCCACGTTCATAATATCCGCCGGCATTTGGTAAACGCTCCATTCTGCCCACCCGGTATCGAATGCCTTACCGGATAAAACCCTATCCCGTAACGGCGCAAAAACGTCGCCCTTACTTTGTACTGTGGGCGGCGTTCCGCAAAATATCGTCTGTGGGTTCGGGCTGGCGGCTATTGTGTACATTAGCGCGCCCTGCTGGGTTTGGGTGTATTCCTGGGCTTCGTCAATAATCAAAACGTCGAAACTTTCACCAATGCCGCCGGCTTCCGTTCGTGTCCTGAATACGATATAACCGCCGTCATTCATGAATATTTGCTCTAGTCCGTATTGTTTCGTCGCTTTAAAGGATTTCGCCGGCATCGCTTTTCCTTTTTTCCGGCGCAAAACTTCCGTGTAACCGGCGTCCGTCAGTATCTTTAAAAGCCTAACGAACGCGCTGTGGCTTGTGCTCGTTTTGTGGGCTGTATGACAGATGCGCTCACCATCAACAATGCCCTGTAATTCCCGCATGGCTATAACTTCGCCCTTGCCGTTCTGGCGCGGTACCTCATAGCCGAATTTTTGGTGCACGTACAACCCGTCCGGGCCCGTCGCCATAATGTCGGTTATAAGTAGCTTTTGCCAATCCTGGGCGCGTCTTCCGCTTTCCTCGTAGGATTCGACGGCGCGCTGCCCTTTGCTGTGCTCAAACGGTAGAATAACGGCCTGTGTAGGAAATTGGGAACCGGTTCTCGCCTGTTCCATGTTTCCCCTTTCTTACATGCCGCCCTGTGCAAAATAATTTTCTATTCCGCCGGCTTTCCGGATCTGTGCTAAACGCATATTACGCCAGATTGCCGCCTGTTTCGCGTTGCGCCCGGTGCGCTCCATAATAAATTCAACTTCCGCCGCGCGCGTTTTTGCGTCTTCCGCTTTTCGCTGGATCTCCGCTTCACGTTGTGCCTTTACCTGTTCAACGGCTTTTCGTTGCCCGTCCGCATCGTCCGCGCTCCATTTCTGGGCGTGGTCCCAAACGTTCTGGCGCTCTTTCCCGTTTTCAAACGTAAGCGTGCAACGGCAGCCTTCATGGCGCCGGAATACGTCGGGCGGGACGTTTTGCCCGTTGCCCTTGTATTCGTAACGTTTGGCAAGTTTCGCGCACCACTCGCAAGGCACGACGTAATAATGCGGACGTTTTCGCCCTGGCTCTTTTTTTCGCGCCTTTTTCTCGTACGATTCAGCTTTCCGGACAACATATCGCCGGATTCCCATTTTCGCGGATTCCTCTGCGTTTTTCTTCAGGGAATCATCAACGACCGACTGCGTAAAATTGACGATTGGTTCCTGTAATATCCATAATGCTTCTTCCATCGTCGGATATTTTGAAACCGCCGTAACAAGCCCGGTTATACGGTCAACGTTAAGCGGTGCGATAACCGCCCCGATACCTAGCCCGGCTTCCGCGTTCATGTTGTTTTGAACTGTCTTTACCGCTTCCGCCGTTAATGAATAATCATATTCAAGAACGGGCAGCAGAATTTCTTCCGCCAGCTCGCGCGGCATGTTCGGCAAGTCCCGCACATGTTCGACTATTGATTCGGATAACAATTCGCCGGTTCGCACCGCATACTCGCCGGCCGTTACATAGTCGGCGCTCTTTGGTATCTTGCCGGCAAGCCGTAAAAACTCCCGGTCGGTTTTCATGCGCTTGTTAAACGTGCGCCCGATCGTAGCCACAATCCGTTCGCCTGTTTCACTCATTTAGCCGCCCCCGTTTCAACTTCCACAACGGTTTCGGGTTCCTCGATCTCTGCCGGCTCGATTCCGGTCAGGGTCTTTAACGATTCCTTAGTGAAATAACCCGGTACAGCCTGATTGATTTTAATAGCACCGTCGCCCACTGTGGACAGCATCGCCGCATCCGGTTCAAATACCGGCAGCCATAACGGGCGTAACGTCGGAATTAACGAACGCGAATAATTCACACTGTCGCGGACGCTGGCGGATAATAACGCAACGTTTCCGAATGCTGAACCATAAGTCCGCTGCGCCTTGCGCGCCGTAACGCGTAAATTTTCATGCGCTGCCTTGATCGCTTCCGCGCTGCTTGGGTTGTCTGTAACGAACCCCAAGTCGTCCAGCGTCAAACCGGAATCGCCGGCAAACATAGCCGCCGCCGTTCTTAGCTGTTCGGTATACGGGCTC